AATCTCAGGCGCCTTGCGGTCTGACATATTGATGTTCTTGATTTTACGAGTAACATCGTCAGTAGCATCAGCTAGCCCTTGCTCATAAAAGAACTTGGCAAACTTATCAGGATGCATTGCTATAGACAAAGACCTGTGGTATCCCGATGCGTCTTTGATTAGGCCCTGCTCGTCCAAGAACTTGTTGATAAAGTTCTGAGGAGTCGCTTGGCTTCTCTTCAACTCATTGGCATCTCCGGGAGAAAATGTAATTCTCTTGTCGTTAATGTTAAACTCAAATCCTTTGAAATCTTTACTAAAGACCTCATCGGTTTTTTGGTCAAACCACTTACGCTTTCGAGTAGTCTCCTCCTCTATGGTTTTTGCCTCACTAATATATTGTTTGTAGCTATCGTACAACTCCTTCTCTTCATCGGAAACTAGACCCATACTTGACTCAAGCGGGACCTTATATTTTTCCTTCTGATTGTTGAAGTACTTTTTAGCCTCAGCAATAATTTTCTTTCTAGCTATCTTGGCTTTCTTAACAGTAGACTCATCATCCAAATCTTCATCGAATGAATACTCTTCCATTAAAGCCTCGATGTCCTCACTATCTAATCCTTCTTGAGTAGATGTAAGGTAGCTTCTTAGTAGTTGCTCAGGATTCATTGAATCAAAGTCTTTCTTTAATTCCAAGAAATCCTCGAATCCTCTACCTGTTTCTTTTTTATACTGTAAATAAGCAGCTACGTCCTCAGGAAGTGGCTCTGATTCTTTACGCTCAGCAACCAAATCATCCAATGAGTTAATCTGCTTATTATACCTTTTACCAATATATGAAAGAACGTCTTCGTCTTTAAAGTTAAACTCTGCAGGAGCCGCCTCTTCAACAAAGTCGTCATTACTTTCTAATGACTGCTCATGCTTTTCAATCAACTCGTTTTCTACCTCTTGAACACTCTTCGGTTCAATGACGTCTAGTGACCTTACTTTGATTTCCATTTTATTAGATTTTATTTGTACAAACTTAATTAATTATTTTAACATTTTATCGAGGCTCAAATTCAGCCAAATCAAAGCCATCTAAGCTGTCTTCATTTGATTCGAAACTCAAAGGAGGAAGATTGTTCTTTCGTTGATTAATTAATTTAGATTGCTCGGTATTCTGCTGGCTAATTCTTTTTGCCTTGGCGTCTTCCTTCATCTTCTCTCTTTCAGTCAAATTAGTAACATCCATACTTCTAAGCTGAAGATTGTAATCAAACTCTTCTCTCATCAATTGAGATTTAAGAGCAGCTTCTTTCTCAGCTTTCTGCATATCAAAAGCCACCTCGGCTTGCTTAATCTGCATCTTAGCTCTTGTCTCCATCTCCAGCTTTTGCATTGCCGTTTCAGCGGCCAACTGCTGAGACTGTAGTTGCTGCTGAGCAATCATGGCCTGCTTCTGCATGGCCATCTTTTCCTCGCGCTCCTGCAGTTTAACACGCTTCAGCTTCAACAGCTGATTGGCAAGCTTTATGTTTCTAATCTCACGAATGTCAATAGCGTCCTCAAGGTTGATATCGCCCTTAGACAATGCCATCTGAATGTTGGCCTCTAGCTGAGCCTTCTGCTCTTCATCAGGAGACACCTCAATGAAGATGCCAAAGTCATAAATGTATAGGTCCTTAATCTCATTCAAGATAGAGACATTATACTTGCCGATTTGATTAGCAAACTCATCCTTGAAGTCTGAGTACTCTAAGATGTCAGCAACTCTGTAAGTCAAAGCCTCAGACAATGAGCGGAACAAATACAATGACGCATCAAGAATGTGTCTTGTTGCAGTATTTGAGTTCAGCGCTGCCAATTTCTGTAGACCAACCAAAGAGTTAGGGTCAGGCGTAGAGCCGTCTCTAGCCTCATTTAGACCAGTCACAGACCTAATCATGTCAATATAATGGTTCATATTGGTGATTAGCATCTGAGTCTTGCTAGCCCCTGAGTTAGAGCTCAACTGCTGGATAGGAACTCTAGCGTTGTTAAAGTCTCCATCCTGAGTGTAGCTTCGGCCAATAACACTACCTGTTTGGAAGTATAGCCTCAATGCATCCTCAGGGTTATAAGCGTTGCCTGTTCCCAAGTCAATCTCATTCAATCCATCCGCATCAATGAATACACCATCAGGCACGGTACGTGCAATCACCTGCTGTAGCTTGAGGTGAGTGATTTGAATCAAGTCAGCAAAAGGTATCATCCTTCTGCACAACGACTCAATCACACCCTTGTACATACGTGGAGCGCAAGCCACATAGTTAGGCAATGCGTGCTGAGATGCCGACTTAGGTCGAACCATGTTCTCAGACATCTTCCACTGCAATAAAATATTGGTACCCATTACCATGATACCATCGTACCATACGTCAATGGTCTTCTCAATCTTTTCGAAGTTACCTTCCTCCATCATCTCTGTAGGAGGGTTGAAGTTCTCGTCCTTCTCAATTACTCTTGAACCACCGCCTTCAAGATTCTTCTTCTTGTAGACGATTTTCTTTGTGGTCTTGTAGTTAAAGTACAAAAGAGTACAGGTATCTCTAAAGAACATACTGTTCTCGTAGAACTGCGCCACATTGTAGTAGTCATACCATGCTTGGCTGTACTGCGTGATTTGTTGCAAGTCCTCTCTTGTAAGAGACTGGTCAATCTTCATCAGCTCAGTAATTGGCATGGTCTTAATCTCACCCCAATAGAAGCAATCCTTAAAGAATGGGTCCTCAGTGTAGCTGTATACAACATTGGCTGGGTCTACATAAGACACCTGCACGCCAGTCCCCTGTAAAAACTCATGCTTGGCAATGCCAATACCAATAGTAGTAATGTCATAATTCAATCTCTTTCGAGTATCATCATAATGATTCTCGTCAAAGATGGTATTGATGGCTTCTTCCTCAGCAATCTCAATAGCAGGCTTATAGTTAAGCTGCATATATAGTGACAACTCTTCGTCTGTTTCAGGAAGATTTTCAGGGTCCATCATAAATGGATTTATGCCCGTCTTCTCTTGAATAATCTCAAGGACAGGTTTTGAAATCATCTGCCCCTCAACCATGTCTTGATACTTGCTTCGCTTCGCTTGAGACATTGCGTCCTGAGCGTATGCCTTAACCTTAAATAGTCGGTCAGACATACCGTTCACAACAATGTCAATAAACTTTGGAAGGATAGGAACAGGAGTCCAGTCTAGGTTTAAATAAGACAAGTCTCCATCAATAGCTAATTCATTTTTATATTTACCAATGGGCTGCTCTCCACGAGCATATAGTCTTAATCTTCTAAAGTCTTGCCACTGTCCATAGTATCTACAAGAGCTACCATCTTTTCTAAACCACTCGTATTGTATTGCTTGACCAACTTGTAGACCGAAGGTATCCGATGCTTTTTCTGCGTCAGTAGCTAACTGACTAGGAAAAGATACCGCATTTATTTCTATGGTTATATTTTTCATTTGTCCAATTGACTTAATGTCCCTTCGTTCTTATATTTAGCGAAGTTAATAATTAATTTCGATTCTTTTTTTTCAGGCACGTACAGGTGCTTCTGATTGGCCATTATAGCAAGCCCTGAGCTAATACAAGCATCAAATCTTGTTCTATCATTTATGTCAAATTTAGCCCAATCCTCAAGCGTTCTTGTGAAAGGCATTGTCCCCATTAGGTCGGCATCTCTGTACTTACCCTCTAGGTCAAGGCCCACAAATTTTTCAATGTAAGACTCAATCGCTGATGCGTGTGACTGCTTCACATCTTCTGATGAGTTAGGTATGCCGCCTAATTCTCGTTCAGTCTTTGTTAGTTTAGCAAATTGTTTGTCAGGTCTATTAATTGAGAACCCTCTGTATCCTCTATTCTTTAAGTGATACAACAATCTCGGTTTATTGTTTTCTACCAATATAGGCATACCATAAAACACACAGGCCATCAACACCTCTTCAAAGAATATCTCTGCAGTCTGTGGTCTTGCTATGTACTCTAAGAAGAACTCATTTGTTGGACCCTCGTCCATGTGGAACTTGGTCATTCCGTGAAGCGCTCCGTTAGAACCACGTCCGCCAACCACAGCAGATATATCGTATGAATCACATCCAAATGACCCAATATGTTCATTTCCGGGGCACCTAATGCCATTACGTAAGTGTACATTATTCTGCAAATGTTTTGGTGGGAACCAACTTATATTGAACCTGCCCCTTGGGTCAGGGGTCCAAATGACTACTGTATCTTTGATGCCATCCTTCCAAGAGAAAGAGCCCCTAGTAAGGTAGTGCTCCTTAATCATGGAGTCATTGTAGTCAATCTGCTGATATATCTTGGTCAAGTTAAATATGGATGACTTACTCTCGTCACGAAACGCGTGGCTCTCTGTGCGAGGGAACTGACGATAGAACTCGTTCAATGCGTCAGGGTCATTCTTTAATGACTCAACTTCAGCGTTCCAGTAGTCAATGGCTCCATTGGTAATCCAATTGCCATCCACTCCCTTGATAGGTGAATTTGGCTTATTGAAAACTGGGTGGCCATACAGGTCAATAAAGCCTTCCATGTTCCACTCCATTGGAATGAATATAGCGTACAGCCCACTTTTAGTTTGACCGTTGGCGTTACGAGTCTTTACGTTTGACTCTTCGTATATGTCCTTGAAGTTCTGACCGCCTTTATTCAGCGCATTTGATGTTGAACCCATCATGCACTTGCCGATAATCTTGCTACCCAAACGTAGACAGGTCTTGGTTACACGCCAGTTTTCTTTGATGTTTACAGGCTTAGTCCATTTTCCTGATTCGTCATGAGCCAAGAACAACAACTTCTCACCATCGTATGAGTTGTCTTCTGTATTCTTCCAGTCAATGGTGGTGTCGAGTCCTTCAATCTCATTGTCGTCAGACTCATACATATTCTTCTTAGTAATCTTGGACGCAGGGATTCTAAACGCCAACTCAGTCTTTGGCTTGTCCATACCGTCCATGATAGGCTTGAAGAAGAATGGCAGACGGCTATTGATTGGCACCACCTTGTCGGTGAACATCTTCTTAGCGTCAGCACCAGTCTTAGACAAGATACCAATACGAGAGTCGCGCGCGAGCGTGCCTATGTTGACGCACTCAGACGATGACATGAATGAAAACCCTGAGCGTCTAATCTTTAGGTAGACCATGCCAAATGACCTTGGGTCAGCGCGACAGGCTTCCCAAAACAGCCAATAGATTCGGTTGGCCTCACGGAAGTCGGGATAGCCCACGTCAATGCTGGACCACTGCAGGTACATATAGTGTGAGCCTGTGATGTAGGTCTTGACACCATTGTTCATGAACCAATAGCCGTTCTCTCTGTAGTCGAACTCTTGCTCGATGTAGTCTACCCAGCGGTCCTTGAACTCCCTTGGCTTTTCGTTCCATTGGAATATGGACTGAATCTTTGCCAATTCCTTGGGGATATCTTCTCTCTCCCAATACTGTTCAGCCTTAGATGGGTGTCTTTGAAAACACTTTTCAGGCGTAGCCGGCAGCGCAATCTTTAGCCCTGATATCTCTACAACCTCACCAATCTTGCCTGTCTTAGAAATGACAACGACATCGTACTGCTCATTGTAACCATAGAGCCACGACATCACTCTATTCTTATTAGAGATTACTGCAGGAGGAATACAATCCTTTATTACCCTACACAGACTACTGCTTTGACCTTCGCTCTGCAAACCCTTGTTTAGTATCAGTTCTACTTATCCCTTTGTCTATCGCCTCTAAGCCCTCTTTCTCTGACTCTATTCTATTGAGAATCTCAAACGCATCAAATATTGCTAGCTTCTTTGTAGCTGCTGCATTCTTTAATCTGTCAGCTGCAAGCTCACCGTCCTCATCGCCACTCTTTACCACGCTCTCTTCGGCCACCTTAATCAATTCGTCTACGGCCTTGTAGCCTGCATTAATAATTCTAAGCTTAATTTCTTTCGAATCTCTCATAGCTTGTACTTCAAGAATGCAACCTGAATTAATCTAGCTGATTCACCTTCGCCAAAGTTCTCGAACAAATTCCTAGAGTGTGGTAGGCCAGAGTCAAAAGCAATCATTCTATTGAACTTTGAATAGACCACGACTAACGGGTTGTTGTCCTCGTCATATATTGTGGTCCCGTCTTCAACTGGAGACATCTCATTCAAATAGAGTATGCAAGTGATGTCTCCCATCATTTCATCCGTATGGATAAAATTTGGCTCCTCCTGATTTAGTGGAGACCTCCTTACAAAATTAAGCTCTACTCTATAGTCAGGAAATAGTTTAGATATAAATTTGGCAAAGTCATCGTGAATTCCTCTAGGCTGTATGTTTCTAAAGACGTGCTGTCCATCTGCCACGTCCTGAAACCCGTATAAATAAATTTCTGAGACATAATGTGTCGGGTCTTGAAGTACGTTGTCAAAAGATAGTAAATTCATAGCTTGATAGTTATCTGATGGTCAAACATTCTGTAAAGTTTTTCTTCATCAACAGTAAACTCGTATTCACTATCAGGTGTAAAGCAGACCATATCGCCTTCTTTTATGCCTTGCTTTGAGAGGTAACAATTAGGGTACTTCATTATACCAACAAGAGGTTCTTCGCTAATTGGCTTTTTAATGTAGCTCTCCGTTGCTGGGATAGGCTTGACAAAGCAGTACCTATCGTAAGCGTTCCATACTCCTTTGCTCTTGTACATAAAGAATTGGTCGGGCTCAATAAAGAACAGGTCATCTTTAAAGAATGACTTGCCGCTTTTTTGCCGACCCTTCATGTCGTTGTAAAACTTAAAGACATTGTGGTGTACGAGCAGGATGTCTCCAATTTGAATCGGTCCTTTGTATCCTAGCGGAGTTTCCATTACTTCAGCAAATCTGTTGGAGAACTTGTGGTCCTCCTCAGATGTGCTTACTATTAGCTCTACACCACCAATGTCTTTTGTATTGTCGTACCTTTTCCCGTTGACGGGTTTGGCAATAAAATAGAATGGGGATTTCATTAGATATTAATATTGTATTCGACCGATACGGGTATCGTAGAATTAAATTCTTTCCAAAGCACTACCTCCAATTTATCGTTGATTATAAATACTTTGAAGGAGTTCTTCTTCTCATCGAATTTAATTAAATGTATTTCATTGGAGTCACCTAGTATTCGCTGACCCACGATGTAATGCATTGCGCTGCCCTTGTAATCCGGGCCTACCGATATCTTTCTTATGTCCATTAGATTAAATTTTAGTGGGGAGGTGCTTAGTGCACCACCCCTAGTTGGTCTGTCCCTGTGATTCGGTACACGTTTCCTGCCACAAGACCACCTGATAGTGCTGCTGCGTTGTTAGCGTAGACAGGCACGGATGGTAATGGGAGGGAGAGGATGCTACCGATAGTGTAGTTCTTAGTATTGTTGCTGTCTTGAGCATCAGTACCAATAAGCTTGTCGCTATAGGATATGGTATTGTCTGTTGAGTATGAGCTTATTTTTGCCATGATTATTCTTTTATTTAATTATGAAATACTAGGGTCAGGGAATGGAGCGCAGCTATCAGAGCTCATAATCACCTCGTAATAGAATGGTACTCCAACAGTTAATCCTGTTATGTTAACAAATACAGAAGACCCTGCTGCTGCTATACTAGCAGTTACAGTCTGATTAAATACCAATGCTCCTGAGCTGAGATTGTAAGCTTTAACAAATCCTGTATACGAATCACTTGCTGAAGCAGCACGGAATCTAAGTTCTGCCTCAACTGTAGTTGTCGTTGTTGGAGAAATACCTACTGATATAGAAGGGATAGAACATCCTCCACTTGATACATCTGTAAGAAGAGGAGATATACTAACGCCACCGCTTCTAAGTATGACAGTTAATATCCTTGTCACGCTAGAGGTAAATCCTACAAATGCGTTAGAGCCTAAACTAATCAAGTCAAATTTTGTAACCAATTGGTTAGAAGACTTTGCAGCATAGGGGGCAAACGAAGTATTTATGTTGACGTAGGTGTTAGCATCAGCCTTTGTAATCTGTTCAGCGCTTACAGGTATAGTAGTCTTAGCAGTAAACACACCTGTGGTAACAGCGTCCTGTAAGTTGTTAAACGATACAGTCTGATTAGTTGCTAAGCCTGCCCAAGACATTACTCTTCTACTTCAGGAGTTGGTTCAGGCTCAGGAGTTGGAGTTGGCTCGGGCTCAGGAGCAGGAGGAACAGGAGGAACATACTCCCCTGTGATTGTAAGATTCAATTGCTGAGCAATCCAATCATAAGCATAATCATTTGTTTCCCAAGCTTGATAAGCTTCACCATCCATCAACAAATTGCCATTTGTTAGAATGTTTAATTGCTCAAGGTAAGGATTCTCAGGACTAACAATAACCTGAAGCAA